ACATTGCTTCGAGTTTTGAAAGAAGATCTTTCTCCTTTTTTAACTCTTCTATACTGTCAAAACCAATCTTTTTGATCAATTCATCAACAGCTTCTTTTGTTACTTTTGCTGACTCGGTGATCGGTTGATCTTTTGCAGTCATTGCAGAAAACTTTTTGATTGACTTCATTTTAGTTATTTTTATTTTTTTTATATATCCATGTCTTAGTGAAAAGATATTCTATATTAGAATCTTATGTTCTGAACTTCGAATGGAAACTTTTCTTCTTTATATATTGTTCGCCTAGCAATACCATGGCGGTAGATATAATTAACCCAATCATGGTCTTCGGCCTTATATCTAAAATCATCTATAAAATCATAGATTTTTACAACATCTTTTGATGCATGCTTTCTTAACCCTCTACCAATACTTTGTCTGATAATTACTTCAGATTTAAAACTTTCAGTAAAAAAGATATTATGTATATTTTTAATTGAAATACCAGTAGAAAAAGTACCATAAGATGCTACAATAATAACATCATCATTCTTCTCCATTCTACTTTTAAATTCTTCTCTTATATCTACATTAACTGAACCATCTACATAATATACCTTTTTATCAGTTATGTGTCTTAATTTATTATATACTTTTTCACCGTATGCTATCTTATGAAATAGTACTAATGAATTTGCTGTTGACTTTTTAATTACTTGGCAAACAAAATCTAACCTCTTTTCACTTTGATTTATAAAATTTTGCTCTAATCCAAATAGTCTTTGTCTATCTTGTGGGTTTTTAGATAAAAATGAAAATGATTCTTTTTGAGCATCAGTTGCATAATCCATATGAAGTTGCATAACCTTACAGCTAGCTATAAAACCTTCTTTTTGTAATTGGTTTGCTTTAACTTGAGTAACTAATGGACCCATGGCAGACATTAAGCTTAATCTATTAACAGTTCCTTTTTTAGGTATTGTTCCACTTAAACCAAACCTAAAATCACAATGCCAACATTTATCCATAATCTTTTGAATAGAATTAGCTTTTGCTTTATGAGTTTCATCTACAAATACCGCATCAAACTGACTAAAGTATTCTTCATCTTTTTTAACCAAAGATTGATATGTTCCAATAACTAGATTAGAACTTTTTCTTATTTTTACACCAGCGTATATTTGCTGAGTCTTTAGCGGAACACCTACTTTATTATATTCATCAAAATCACCAGTAGCTTGTAAAACTAAATTTACATTTGGAACAATCATTAAGATCTTTTTCTTATTTAATTTATCCATAAGATAAGCAACTACCATAAATGATATTAAAGTTTTACCAGCCGACGTTGCTAATTCAGCTAAACATCTTCTATACTTTAATATTTTAAATGCTGCATCTATTTGATATTCTCTAGGTTTAAAATCTGGCTGTTTTTTAAAAATTTCAGTAACCCATAACCTAAACGCATCTTCTTTAATTTCAGTATCAAATATATCAGTTATATTATTTAAGGTAACTGGGAAATCATAATCTTTACAAATATCTAATATTTCTTTCCATAAACCAGCTGGTATTTTATTTCTCTTAACAAATGAAACATTACCATCCCACACCTTCTTTTTAACCAAAGGGTGGAATCTCCATCCTTCAATTTTTTTAGTTAAGCTACTCTTTAGCTGCTCATACTCTAATTCAGTACAGGCATCTATAACTAAAAACTTTTTATTTTCAGATAGGGATAGTTCCATTAATATTCTTTATCGTCTAGGTTTATTCTGTTACGAATAGCAAATGCTAAATTATCACAAGTTTTAATACATTCTTGATAATAGTCCATGTGAGATTGTAACATTTCCATTTGGGTTCTTAAATGAGATAAATCTGCTTTAATAAAAGCAACCTTTTCTCCGCTTGTTAATTTGATGTCATAGTCAATTGAATATTCCCTATACTTAATTTTATAGTATCTGTCGTATGCACCTTGTCTTTTTTGTTTTGTTGTTTTAAAGTCTGTAATTTTATCTAATAAGATTTGCCTATAAGATAACATGTTTACTTGGCATTCTGCTAAATGACGAACTTCTTTTAATAAGCTAACTAAATGACTTATTTTTACTTTCCAATCATCTCTATCTTTAGCTAGTCTCTTTGCTAATTCCTCATTAGCACCTCCTGTCGCCATATCATTATACTCCATTAAAATATACCTTTATCATTATTAATCTTTTTAAAACCCTTTACTTTAGGCTGAAACTTCTTTTTAGGTGTTGGTATAGAAAAATTAGTTTTTACTTTTTTTATTTCAGATTTACTAAATGTAGCAAATAATTTTAGCTTTTTATTACTATTTTCTAAATCTTTATAAAAGTCATCTACCTCTTCACTCACAAAATTATTATAATTTTTTAAACTCATCATATAAAAATAATATCTAATGAATCTTTTGTAAAGTATTTATCTAGGTCACTTAAGCACCCAGATCTATTGCTGAACTCCCATTTAACTAAATCATTTAAATCTTTAACTTTTCTTGATGGAATATCAAAATCTTTTAAAAACTTATCCCACATAAATACAGTTTGCCCACTCTTTAATTTATTAATCATTCTGGTTTTGCCTTCCATATCATTATCAAAGAAATAACGAGCAGTAGGTATTTCATTAAATTCTATTATTTGTTTTTTAACTCCAGTTAATCCAATAGAATTATTCATAAACATTGCATCAATAGGTCCTTCAAATATAGAAAAGTCTCTAGCCATATCAACTGTTAAAATACCGAATAGCATTGATATTTTATTTAGGTTATCTAATTCTTCTTCAGTTACATCTAATTTTAATTTTAGCCTATCATAGATTCTTTCTATGTTCCATGTTTTATATTTAGGACCACCATTGCCACCTAAGTCTCTAGTCTGAAATCCTAATATTTTACCTTCGGGTGTTAAATTAAAAACATATAGTTCTCTACGCCTTGGATCAAAACCAAATCTTTCAGTTTTATGATGAAGTAACCTGCTCTTTAAATAAGGATATGCTTGGTAAGTTAAAGAATTAATTGGATAAACATTAAAACCTAGTGCTATCTCATCAAAATTTAATGCTAATTGTTTTGCTTTATCAAATAGATAAAAATCTAAATTTTCACCTAATGAGAAGTGTTTACGATTTTCTTTAATATAATTAATTACATCAATTCTATCATCACCTTCAAAGTTTTCATTGTGTTCTGCTAAAAAAACATCTAATGATGCATGAGCAGAACAGTTATAACAATGAAAGAATAAATCGTTCCAATAAAGATTACCTCTCTTCTTTCTAATGTTATCATGAGAATCTCCACAGTATGGGCAAGCAAAATTTAGCCTACCTTTACTCTCCAACATTCTTCTTTTTTCTGGATGAGTGTGGTTAGCATGAAGAACTCGGACCACCTTATTAATGATCCGAGCTTTCATTTCAGAAGATATTATTACTTCTTCTGCCATAATTATTAAAGATCTAAACCATTAATGAAATCATCAAAGTCATCTGCTTTTTCACCTTCCTTTGCAGGTTCAGCTTTAGGAGATTCCTTTGTTTCAGTTGTTGCTTTAGTTGAAGCAGCCTCAGTTACACTTGGTGTAGATGGTGCCGGTTTTGATCTTGTGATGTTTTGGATCGAATCACCAGGAGATGTAAATTGCGATAATACATTCATTACCTTTCCTCTTACTACATCATCCCATGCTTTATAACCCCAGCTTGATAAATCTGGTGCAGTACCTAATAAATCTAAAATTGATTTACGGCTTGCATCATCATTTAATACAGGCTCACCTTTAATTGTCATTGGAGATTTATTTCCATGAAATTTACTTGAGTCATAATTAGGAAATCCTGCTTTTTTAGAAATAACCAATTCAAAGTTCTTTCCATCAAACGGATCAAATACTTGAGTAGGTTCATCAAATTGTGGATTCAGTTCTTCATCAATTTTAGTTTTGATTTTGTAACCAAATTTCATAATTTTAACTTGCCCTTCAAGATCTCTGTTTTGTGGATCCTTTACGATTTGTACCAATGCATAAAATACTTCTCTACGCTTTAAACCTTCTGACATTTTTTTGTCTACAGCAGATTCAGAGTTTCTCAGTTTAAAGAACATATCCTGTACTGGACATTTTTCTCCAACTGTAGATGGTGAGTCAGCATAAAAGCCGTTTCCTTCTCTGTCTTCTAGCCAGTAGACATATTTACGCTCGAATGGTTTTCTTGGGTTTTTAGCATTAGGTAGAAACCTAATTAAAGAACGGTAAGTTCCGTCCTGTCCTTGATCTGGTTTAGGTGAATAGAGATCACTACCTGCGGTAGATGGTCTTTCGCCAGTGTCTAAATCTTTTACACTTACATTAAAAATGTCGAATTCATTTGCCATGTTAATTGCCTTTTTTTGTTATTATTAATTTATAATTGATAACAAAGCTCTATGCCTAAACTACTTATTTAATTGCCTATTTATTTTGCCTTGTTATCGCCAGTTTAAAAGTACCAAACTTTTTAGTACCTTTGTTTATTATATATCCCCTAAGTCAGTTTGTTTCAGACTACTCTAATCTTTTTATCTATTATTGCAGTTATATCCCTTTCCCTTAAACTTAGTACAGTTTTTCCATTATATTTAAATTCACTACCAGCTAAATCATGGAAAAGAACCTTTATACCTATTTGAAAATCAGTGTCCTCTACACCATTACCTACACCTACTATAGTTCCTGAATATGGTGGGGCAAATTGGCCTTCTTTTTTTAGTAAAATTATACTGCCTTTTTTATCTGGCTGTTCATCTTTATCTAAAAATATTCTATTTCCTAAAGGTTTTATCATTTTATTTTAATTTTTTTCATAGAAAGCTGAAACAAAGTTAACATGTTGCAATATAATTTTTAACTACTCAGAGAAAGAAAAGTATCTAGTTATTAGCCTTTAGTGCTTTAAGTATAAAGTAGGCATCGACTATGTCATCAATGGGTTTAGGAATTTTAATGCTGAAGTCTTTTCCTTGACACCATTTCCATAATTTATTAGATCTTAAGCTCTTATCATTAAGTACATCATCTTGGAATGCTTTAGCCATATAATGTTTATTAGCATTTCCTTTCCCAGCCAATTTTTTAACATGAGATGGTTGAAAGACAGATAAATTTTCAATAGAGTACTTATCTATTAGTTCCTTTCTTAAAAATGTATTATATTGAATTATGTCTATAAATGAATTACCTTTAGAGCCATATGAAAATCCTTCTAAGGCAACAGAAACTTCATCTCCTTCAAACAATGTAGAAAATATATTAACCATAAGAGAACTTATATTTCCAGCATCTTGTAACTTTTGTCGTTCTCTAGGTAAAAATTCTTTACTAGTTACATCTCTATTATAAGGAAATCCTAATAAAGCAGAGTCATCCATTAATTCTTTATGCACACTAAATGATTTAGGTATTTTTCTACCTTCTTCATCCCATATACGATTTCCGTAATTAAAAAAAGTTATAAAGTGATATTTACCGTCGGCTGTTTCAATACAGGCACCAGGGCTATTTAATGAAAAGTCAATTCCTATGTGAATCATTCTAATTATATTCTCTTGCCGATAACTGCACCTAGCGCAGCACCTACAAGACGTGAGGTTAATAAATCATAAAGAACACCTTTAGTAACACCTAGTACTTTAGCTACAGCCTTACCTATAGTTTTACCTAAAGCAAAACCAGTTAAACCACCAAAGATACTTCCTAGTAAACCTTCATTAATTATTTCTTCAACGCAGTCTTCTAAGTTTTTACCTTCTTTCTGAGCTTCGAGAATTCTTTCTACTGCTACATCAATTGCAGCATCTTGTTCCTTAGTTAGCTCATGAGATTCATTTAATAAATCCTGTATGTCTAAAGAGTCTTCTTTGCTTTCGGTTAAATAATCTTTAAAGGTTTTCATTTGTATTCTTTATTTGTTTATATATTAAGCTACGTTAACAACGACATCTAAGACATTATAACTAAATTCAATATCAAAAGTTTGGAATTCAATAGTGTTACTTGAAAAGTTTAGATCCAATGCACCTATATTTGAAATAAACATATCCTTTAATTGAATAGTGACAAATACTGTTCCATCTGCATCT